CTAAACGATAATGCTTCAAACACTCCTTGATACAGAACGGCTTTCCAAAGTTTTTCTTCTGGTGATTGTTCTACTTCAACATCAATAGAAAATAATTTTGGTCTACCTGCATTAGTTTTTAAGTTTGCCATTTAATTTTTTCGCTTTCTCTTGTACTAATGTTTTAACTACTTGACTGCGACTTAATTTGACATTGTCTGCTAATTTAGTCTGCATTCTTGTAATTGTTGCATACGTGTCTTTATCGACCGTGATGTTTTTGTACTTGCTAAAGTCAGTCATTATATGTATCCTTTCATTATTAATTTTTATATTTTAATATCCTATATATAGGACTTTATCACTAAACAGTCAAGGCTAAAATGAAATTTTTATTAGTTATTCAAATATGTTCTGTAATTGCGCAACAATGTACACAACCTGTTGAAATAGGCAGATATAAAGACCATTATGACTGTGCAACCGCAGGTTTTATTAATGCTATAGGTACTATGAGAGAAATAGGCGTTGAGGAAGTAAATAACAATAAACTTTTATTTAATTTTTCTTGTAAAGAACAAGAGTCTATTTAACATTACAATAGTGGCCGATAACTAATTTATTGTCTAAAGTATACCAACCTTGGTGTTCGCCAATATTATCTTTATATTTTGCAATTTGTTCAATAATTCTTTGACCAACTACAATACAATTATCTTCCGTATCAACAGGATAATAATTTTTTTCTAGGTTATCAGGACCAGCTAATAATACTACTATAACTACTAAAGATTTCATCCTTGTCCTCTTGGTTTTTTTCTTTTTGGTAATCTTTTATTAAATGATTTAGCGTGTCTACCTGGACGCTTTCTTGGAAATTCTTTGATGAAAGTTATTGAACCTATGGATGATTTTTTCTTAGCCATTCTACGTCGTAATCATCTAGTTTTAAATATTTAATTGAACCATTTACATATTGTCTTGTATCTTCACCACAGTTTGTACATCTAAAATAATCACTTACGATTGCAACTAAAATTGCATCTTCTTCACAGTGTGGACAAATACCTGCAACTGTTTCAATGTTACCTAATTTAATTAAATGTAATTTATCTTTCACCACGGTTTATATTTCACCTTACCATCTTCTCGATAAGCAATCAATGATTGCTTACGATTTAAATCTGATGAATAACTGCAATGGACCCACCCGGATGATGGTTCTCCTTCCTTGTAGAACTCAAGAATAATCTGGTCCCAAATAAGGTTATCTCTAATCCATTGTGCTAATTCTTTATTATCTACTCCTGGTATTTCAAAGTCAGCTGCTGCTGAATTATTATCTGCGCAATGTTGACTGTTAATACTAGAACCTATTTCAATATTTAATTCTGCACAACGAAATCCGCTACGAATGATTAAAGGTTTGTCAAACTCACTACGTACTGGTTGTAAAATATTTACAGCTAGTGCTTTTAAATTGTCTATTTGTTTTGGAGAAGGATTATTATTAATGCCTTTCCTCTCCGCTATATCGGACTTAGTCATTTCGTCCAAGGTTATGTTAGCTGTAAGTTTCATCTTATAATATTTGTTCGAATGGATTTAACTTTATTAATTTTCCTGGACATTTACAATAGTTAAAAACCTTACAAATTTTACACCAAATTTTAGTCATATTATTTCTTTTGACCAAAATATATTAATAATACAATGATTACAATGGCTAACGCTAACATTATTTCATTATTAATTTTTTAACTGTTAAAGTGCCATCTACATTAACATCTATTTCAGCTTCTGTTTCTATACATTGAAAACTTTTATTAACCATACTCATATTACGAGTAATTAATCTTTTATGTTTTAAACAATCAGATAATGAATCTTGAATTCTATGTTCCACTAAACTATCATTCATAAAGAATAATAACACTACTACTGTTTGAATCATACAAATCTGCCCTTGTTAGGACCTTTTTTAATCATATATTTAGATGTGCCATTAGCACCTATTTCAACTTCTTTTCTTAACATTTGAAAAAATTGTTTTTGTTTATCTGATTCCATTTTCTCTTGAGAATATTTAATCATTTTATGTTTGTTTATTTTTTCTCTATCAGCCATTACTTCATCCTCCAATATTCAGTTATTTGTTTCCACTCACATTCAAAATCTTCACAAGTATAATCATATTCTTGGAAGGTTCCTGCATTAATGCCCGTTTCCATTCCCATTACTAAATTTAATATCTCTTGTTGCGTCTTTAAGTTTTTCAACATCTTTTTTTAATTTTTCTATTTCATCTTCCATCATTTTGATCATTACACCGGTATGTAAATTTTCATCTAATAACTTTTGATGCTTTTCTATTTGTTTTGATGTCCATTCAAGAAGCATAAATTGCTCCTGGTCAATAGGCTTCTGGACGCTCGCCTCTAGTAAATCTTTTTCAAATAGCTGGTCCCTTGTCTCTAGTTTATTGAGTCTTTCAATTACCCCAAAGGCAAACCACGCGGCAACTGCTACGGCACCTATAATAGATAAAAGGTTTCTAAGTGGCAAAGCCACGTTAGTTTCATCGTTTATTTTCATAAACTCTATTTAATACTTATTGTTTATAGGATCAATTACTCTTTTTTCTCTATTTCATAGAACATTTTGTCAGAATCTTCCGTAACCCATTCCGAACCTTCAACGTCCCAGTAAGTAGTTTGGACCTTATAATCTGGCCAATCGGACTCAGTAGTGTAATTATTAACATTCCACAGAATGCGATTATTAGGCTGAGCTGCATAATTACCGTTAGCAAGAGCCAGTATATGCGCACACTTATGTTCTTGAGGAATTTCAGAATGTTCGGTATTGAGAATATTAGTTTCAGGATGCGCCCAGTCGACAGTAAAGAGATATTCTCCTTTATAAAATTTTTTATCTTTGCCACGGTATTTTCCTTCTACACCAGCCAACCAATCAAAGATATGAACGCTAGGCCAATAACTAAAACAATTCCACAATTGTAACTCGTCGACTTGCATATCTGGCACTTGTTCTCTAGAAAAACGTTTTTGGAAAAACGCTGAGATAGGCAACCGATAATAGATGGCACCATTTGGCAACATAATGTGAAATAAGATAGCACGACCTGAAATAGAGCTAAGACCGAAGATAACACATTCACGCTCGCCTCTTTTAGTGCTGTCCAAGTCATAGAGATACTCGGTCCTAATCTTACAATAAATTGGTGGTATGTTAGCGTTAAGGTATGCCATATTTTATCCATAAATATCTCCCCAAGAATCACCTGATTCATAATCAACTTTATTTGGGACTGCAAGTGTAACAGCATTTTCCATAATCTCAATGATTTTTTTAGCTTGTTCTTCTGATTCTACTGAAATGTCCAATTCATCGTGTATTTGTATGTGTGGTATTATGCCTTCATTATATAAATCTAACATTGCTTTCTTAGTCATATCAGCTGCCGATCCTTGTATTAATTTATTTAAAGCTTTGTATGTAAATGCTCTTTTAATTCTTCCTCTACCATAAGTTCTTTCAGCTTCTTCTAAAGTCATTGGAGTATGCATACCAAAAGTATTTGGTTCCCATTTATCAAACCTACATCTACGTCCTAATAAAGTTCCAATTGATCCAGATAATTGTGCGTGCTGTGATGTTCTATTCATTAGTTCTCTAACAAAAGGTACATTTTCGTGGTATTGATTAAATAAATTTTCTGCTTCTGCTTTAGTTGATAAACCTAATTCAGCTTGTAATTTTGCTTTTCCCATTCCATAAAATAATCCTAAGTTAATTGTCTTAGCATTAGTTCTAGATATGCCTGCCATATCAGCTACTGTTTGGTGAAAATCTACTGAATTATCCTTGAATTTAGCCACAATTTGAGCAACAGAATCATCATACATTATTGGATCAGTTGTTGCCGCATAATGTACTACAAGTCTTGGTTCTTGTTGTGAGTAATCAAAACAACCCCATTTATGATTTATTTCTGGAAGAAACAAACCTCTTATCATTGGTCCTAAATCTTTATTTCTTGCAGGAATTTGTTGCAAGTTAGGATTTGAATAACTAAATCTTCCTGTAACAGTTCCACCTTGATCAGATCGAATTGGATTTATGTCAGCGTGTATTCTTCCTTTGTGTTCGTGTCTTAATATGGTATCTATGAAAGTTGTGTGAGCTTTATTAATTTCTCTGGCCTTATCAATTTTTTGTACTAGAGGATGCTTATGCTGGGAGAGGAAATTTTTTGTAAATGATGGTGCATTTGACTTTAGAGTTCTTTCATAGTGTAAACCAAGTTTGTCAAAAACTTGCGCAATGGACCTTGCTGCCCAAATTTGTGTATCAACTCCTGTTTCTTTTTTTATTTCTAACAGTAGCTGTTTTTCTTGCTGTGTTAATTGGTCTTTCAGCAACTGTGCTTGCTCTACATCTACTCTCACTCCCTTAAATTTCATATCAATTAAACAAGGAAAGAGCTGAGTTTCTAAATCAAATACGTTAGATAAGTTTTGTTTTTGTATCTCTCTTGATAATACTTTAAATAATTCTAATGTAAGTTCAGCATCTTTTTCTGCATAAGCTCCAACATACATCGCAGGTAGTTTATACATTTCTGATTTTGCATCTACACCTGCAGCTTCTGCTGCTTCTTTTAATCCTTTTTCATCTTTGACTTCTCTTAAATATTCAAACGCTATACTATTTAATGTGTATGATATTCTATTTTCATCAATCAATGATGACATAACCATTGTATCTACAATGAAACCATTTATTTCAATTCCATAAGCTCTTAACCAACACACGTCATACATTGCATTATGAAATATTTTAGTGTTAGGTGCCTTACAAACTTCTTTTACATAATCTAATACTATTCTTTTATCTAAATTACCTTCTCTATGTCCTATTGGATAGTAACCTGACCAACCATCTACTGCAAATGCAACACCAATTATTTCTCCTTCACCAACAACTGCACCTGATCCTCTTGTTTTTAAGTTTGGATCTCTAGTTTCTAAGTCAATTGAAACATATTTATATTTAGATAAATCTGGAAAATGATCTGGACAAGTCCATTCTGTTTGTGCTGTAAACATATTTATAACCTTTCAAATAGTATATTCTCACCAGAAGAAGGTCTTCCAGGTTGAATTTGTTTTATTTCTTCTTGCTCTACTTTATACGATAGATACTTAACATAATCTGGTAAATAAGCATCATCAATTAATAATCTACCACCTTTTGGTAGATATTTCAAAGACCAATCTACATCAAAATAAAAATTACCTAAACCGTGTCCACCATCAACGTGAATAAAATCTAAAGGCATTTGTGGTTTTTTACCTTTTAATATTTTTTGACTTGATGCACCATAAAAATTAAATCTATTACCATAATGATCTCTTAAAAATTTTGCACAAGGAACAGTATAAGGATGTTCACATATATCTATTGAAGTTAATACTATATCTGAATTAGCGGATAATATTATTGCTGAACTATGACCTGCATTAAAACCTATTTCTAATCCATATTTACAACCTTTTACTGCTTCTCTTAAATATTCTCTTTTCCAAGATCGTTCTTTTATAGGTATAGAATCTTTATTAATTTGTGTTTGATGAATGAAACAATAGTTTCCTTCTACTCCACCATTAACTATATTATTTAATTCAGATATTATTTTTAATTCTTCATTACCCCAAGATTCCTCACATTGAGGAATGTTCTTAGGATAATAATCAAAATAATTTACTTGTTTAGGTTCTTTCATAATATAGCAATTATAAATTTTTGAAATGCAAAAAAGTATGCAAACGTAGCTAATACCAAAAATATTAAATCTGTTACTGCTTTTGGATTCATTACTTTTTGTCTTTCAATTTTTTTATTTCTAATTCACAATAGTGAATTATTTTTTCTATGTCTTCTATTCCATTTTTATTTTTATAGCGACACACATACTTAATAACATTACCTTGAAAGAAACTCAAGTCATTCTTAGAAATGAATTCATAAGGTTGAATGCAAAAAGTTTTATAATGTTTCCCGCCTACCTGCCTTTCTTGTGGAAAGACTTTTTCAAACATATTTTTATTCGTCATATTATTTCTTCTCCTATGTTATATTGATATTCATAACCTTGATTCATTATGAATAAGTTTTCTTTTGCTCTGGTTACACCAACAAAGAATAATCTATGTTCGGTGTCTTTATTTACTTGAGCTGCTTCGTAAATAATTCTTTCTAAATCAGTAAACAAAATTACATTTTCTGCTTCTTCTCCTTTTACAGAATGTATTGTAGATAATTTTATTCTTGCAGGTTTACTTAGATCCTCGCCGCTTGCTACTAGATCCTCGATGTAATCTCTTTGGTAATCTTTAAATCGTAATGCCTTCCAGTCTCCAGATGCAATTAAACCGTGGTCCATTCTTAATTCATCCATATCAATTGAATCTACGTTAACTAAAGATTTGCCACCGGAGAAACCATACTTAACATCACCTTTATCGTATTTTAAATATTCATAAATATTTTGTGCTTCTTCACCTGATATGTTTGCACCTTTGTTTAATCTATCCCAATCATTAATTGCTTTTATTACTTCTAAAGGTAATAAGTCATTGAATTTACAATCAAATCTATATCCAGTGCTTTGTAATATTGGCACTAAATTTTTCATTTGGTCATTGGTTCTAGTTAAAATCATCCATTGACCTTTAGAAAAATCAATATCTTCTAACTCTAAATTTTCTATTACATTACCTTCAGCTGCTCTTGGTTCCCAAGTTTTTATTCTTCTTTCATCAATGTTATCTAAAATAGATAATGCAACTTTATGTACTGCACGTGGTACTCTTCTAGATATAGTTTGATGGTCTGATACTCCTTCAAGATTAATAAATGTTTTAGGACTTGCACCTTGAAAACCATAAATAGCTTGATCATCATCCCCTGCAACAAAAGATCTTTTACACTTGGTTTCAAGATAAAAGAACATTTCCCATTGCAAGGGATTTAGATCCTGTGCTTCATCAAGAAAAACAACATCGAGGGATGGCGACAAGTCTTTCTCAACAAACTTAGAAATCATATCTGAGAATTCAAACATCGTATAATCTTTCTTATAATTAATAATGTCTTCATTTATTTGTTCTAACAAAGGTTCACTAATGTAATCAATTAAATCCAAGGCTATTGCAGAATCTTGTAAACTTGTTTTAGTACAACGAGAGTATTCAATAATTTTCATATATTGATTTTTATATTCATAGTAACCGTTTTCTCTTTCTACAGTTTCAAAATGCATATCTGTGTGGCCATATTTATTTTTAAAAGCATTCCAATTATTATCTTTTAATAATTGTGTAGCTGTATCTATTCCTAATGTTTTTGTTCCCATTGAGTGCATAGTGCATATCCAATCAAATTCATATTTTGGAAATTCTTTTTTTATTCTATCTCTAGCTTCATCAGCTGCAGCATTACTAAAAGTTATGTAGGCAATTTTCTTTGGATCAGTTTTGTTTACAATTAATTCATTATATAAATGTTTGTGTATTAAAGTGTGTGTTTTACCTGTACCTGGTGGTCCTGCAATTACTGTTCTCATTATTCAAATGACGCTGGTTTTCTTTCTAATTTTTTAGGTGCATACTTTTGTACTTCAATGTGTTCTACAGTCCAAAGTTTAACACTCTTTCTTTCATTTTTAATCATTAAGTCTTTACTAACTTGTTTACCTTTAAATAATTGTTCTACTAATCTTATAGTTTTATTTTTTGAATAAGTTCTATCTGGCCAAGTTTTACTTCTAATTAAAAATCCCCAAAAATCTTTAAATTTAAAATAGCTAACTCCATTTTCAGTAAATGGTTTTCTTTTCAAAACATCTTCTATTGATTTACCATCTCTACTAATAAATTCAGTTAACAATTCTTTTAATTGAACATCTATCTTAGTATCATCTGGAGCTTCTAATGGATCCATTGCTTTCATTAATTTAGCTAACATCTTTCTCCAAACTAATTTAGCTACAGGTAATAAAGGTGTTCCTAATTCTGTCATACAAACAACAGAAAATTTTTCTGGGTCGTGTAATGTTGGTCCATCAACTTCTATTGTTTCTTCATCAACAGTTACAAAAAAGATTGGTGGATCTGATGCATACTTTCTAATGGTAGTAATTTGTGGCATTCTAACTTCATCACCTTTACCAAAGGTTCTAGTATAACAAACTTTTTCATTACAAAAATTACATATTGGTTTATCATTACATCTATAATCATATTTTTTTGTATCAAGTTGTTTTATAATTCTTTGAACGTCTGTAGATTTTAAAGGTGGGTTAATAAATTTTTCTGTATTATAATCTTCTAATAAGTCTTTCCATTTAAGTGGTTCTGCCTTTCTTAAATAAACTCCTATGTTAAACAATCCATTGTCTCGTCCAGAATGTGCAATGTCTCCATTACCTTCTACAATAGGTCCTTCCTTAAAGATTGTATTTAAACAAGGTGGTCCATCAAGAAGTATATCTTCATTTTTTTCTTCTTGTTTAACTACTAATAATTCTCTTAATTGATCTTCATCTTGAACATACTTATCATATTCTTTTATAAAATTTTCTATTGTTAAAGAATCTCCATTATCATCTATTGCATATCTAACTGTTCTATCACCACCGTGATAAGGCATATTTAAAAAATTTCCTATGTCTCCTCTGTCTGCTTTAATTGTAGATTGTTTTGGAAATATTTCTGCCTTGGCATAACCTAATGCAGATGCCATCATTTGTAATTTTTGTCTCATCAAAGATGCTGGTATAAATTCTTTAGTAAAACAATATACGTGAGCACCACCTGATTTAGATCTAAATGTTATTAGTGGTAAATTCTTTTCTCTAATTTTTTGAATTAAATTTTTATGATCAAATGGATATGTATCTATATCTATTGCACCCCATTTACATTCATTATCTTCATTAATAGGTACAATACCTAAAGCAGGTTCAACTCCATTTAAATGTTTTTGCCAAAGTTCTTTTGTTACTGGTTGTTTAACAGTATAAGACCTAACTTCATTTTTACCGTCAGCTCTTATTTCATTTGTAATTTTAGTTGCACCATAGGCGCTTTCTAAACCTTTAAAAATTTCTTGTAATCTTTCTAACATAAATCCCTACATTGATGTTTGGGCGCCACATTAGTAGCGCCCAAATGTGTCAATTATTTGTTTTGCTGAGAAAGACTATCGTGGAAGTCTTTAGCTCTAGCATAAAGTTCAGCACTTTGTACTGGACCTTCTGTTTGAACCGCAAAGCCATACCACTGATTTCCTTTTCCAGAATTCAGTACTGAGGATAATTTATAAGAATATGCAAATGATGCAGGTGTAAATGAACCTTTTTCATCCTTCATAGTCTGTGACATTTGAAGTGATTGCCATTTTCTTGCAACTTTGCCTTGAGACGCACTCATTGAAATTAATGCAGTCTCAGCCTTACCATCTGGACCTAAAATTATTACATAATTTTGGTGTGTGGTTAGGATATAGTTACCATTTTGAAGTCTATCTTTACCACCATCTTTAGTAGTTTTAGATATGATATCAGAATCAGCAGGATAAATTTGTTCTGGTCTACCTGAACCAGTACCAAATTCTGCCCATTCTTGATACTCCAATTTATAGTAACAAGGAATAACAATTATTCCTTTGTCTCCATCATACAATCTTTTAGTGACTGTATTTAAAAACATTCCAGGTTCTGCACCTTCAACGTAATTTTGATTACGCTTCTGTGCTTCTCCAGAACTGTTTTGTAAAAGTTTCAAGATAGGTAAAGCAAGAGATTCTTGTCTTACATTCTCAAAACCTTTATGTGCATCTTCTCTAAACAATATAGTAGAAGGTGCTTGTGCTGCTTTTTTTACAGCAACGTCTTTATTTTCCATATATTAACTCCTTTTTATATTTGTACGGTTACCCACGTAAGTTTTAAAGCAATCAGGAAGGTTGATTCCAGACTCGTGACACTCCCTGACTACTCCTTTTAGGGTCTGAGGATGTACGCCTACTTTCTGGACAGGTTCGTATCCTTGACCTTTTGCAAGGACAGCATATTCTGCCGCCTTGTTATCTTCGCCACGACCAAAGGTAACAGTGATATCATTTTTAATAACATCACCTCGACCGTTGTTACGAAGCCATTCAAAAGCCTCTTCCTGTTTTTCAGGAAGTATTGATGCATTGTAAAATTGTGAAACTTCTACGGTTTCACCATCATTGAGCTTTAATTTTTCAATATTCATTTCTTTCATCATTTGAGGAATTTCAAATTGAGAAATAATGTTTGCTTGTTCTTTTAATTTTTTTACGCCTGCTTCTGCGTTTGCAATTTCGTCTTCTAAATTTTTTAATTGCTGTACTTTATCTGCTAGTTGTTTTGGATCAACTACTGCTTTTATCGAGTCTTGTTTATCTTGTCTAAAATTTATTTCACTCATAATTTTTTTACCTTTCTATTCTTTCTAATATAACTATGACAATTAAATTGTCAAGAGGTTTCTTTTTGATACAAATCAATTTCAATTGGATAATATCTTCTTTCTTGTTTGTCCCATTTTAATAAATTATATTTACCTCCTGTTATATCAGATACAATAGAACACGCAACCCCAATAATTGCAGGATCGCCTGTAAGTAGTAAATAATCTTTTGGTTTATAATCTTGTAATAATTTTCTTAATTTAAATACTAAAGGACCTGCACTTAAAATTATTTGTGCATTCTCAGGTAGTAAAACTTTTAATTCCCCAAATTCTCTTGCACCAATTATATTTATTTTTGGCATACCAATTTTTGTACCAGGTATATCTTGTATAACATACACCATAGTTTTAGTATTTGTTGAACCGAGGTTTTTTCCTAACATCATAATTATAAACTTCTTGACATCTTATATAATAATCTATATATAATTTCAATAGAAAGTTAAAATATATTATGCATTATAAATTTAAAAGCAAGCCTTTCGCACATCAGCTTAAAGCCCTTGAAATGTCCTGGGATAAAGAAGTATTTGCGTATTTTATGGAAATGGGTACCGGTAAATCTAAGGTACTTATTGATAATATCGCTATGCTTTATGATAAAGGTAAGATTAATGGTGCTTTAATCATAGCTCCTAAAGGTGTTTACAAAAACTGGTTGGAGTCAGAAATACCAAACCATTTACCAGATCACATAGAAAAGAAAATAGGTTTTTGGCAAACTAAACCAGATGCCAATGATATGAAAATGTTATTAAAATCTGATGAAGATTTACATATTTGTATTATGAACATAGAAGCATTCTCTACTAAAAAAGGAGTTGAGTATGCATATAAATTTTTATCTTGTCATAGAACATTAATTGGAGTTGATGAATCCACTACAATTAAAAATCCAAATGCAAAAAGAACTAAAAGCATTTTAACTTTATCTAAACATTCTAAATATAGAAGAATATTAACTGGTTCTCCTGTTACTAAATCACCTTTAGATTTATTTAGTCAATGTCAATTTTTAGATCCTTGGTTATTAAATCAACAATCTTATTATGCATTTAGAACTAGATATGCAATTTGTAGAAAAATAAATGTTTCTGGTAGACAGGTTGAGATAGTAGTTGGTTATAGAAATCTTGGTGAATTATCTGAACAATTAAAACCTTTTTCATACCGTGTATTAAAAGATGATTGTTTAGACTTACCTAAAAAAACTTATATGAAAAGAATTATACAATTAACTGATGAACAGAAAAAATTATATAAACAAATGAAAGAACAAGCTCTTGCATTTTTAAATGGCAAGATGACTACGACAGCAACAGTCATAACTCAATTAATGAGATTACATCAAATTACTTGTGGTCATTTCAAAGCTGATGATGGTTCAGTACAAGAAGTTAGTAGTAATAGATTAGATGAGTTAATGGATATCCTAGAAGAAATGGAAGGTAAAGCTGTTATCTGGGCCCACTACAGACACGATATTGAAAACATAGTTAATGCATTAGAAAAAAAATATCCTGGTGAAACAGTTACTTACTATGGAGATACTTCAACTGAAGATAGACAAAAAGCAATTAAATTAATTCAGGATCCTGAAAGTAAAGTTAGATTCATAGTTGGTACACCACAAACAGGTGGATATGGAATTACTTTAACAGGTGCTAGTACAATGATTTATTATTCTAATGGATATGATTTAGAAAAACGTCAACAGTCTGAAGCAAGAATAGATAGAATAGGTCAAGAAAAACCTATGACTTATATTGATATCATAGCCGAAGGAACCATTGACGAAAGGATCGTCAAGGCTCTTCGGACTAAAGTTAACATCGCCACAGAAATTATGGGCGAAGAACTTAAAGATTGGATATAATTATTTAATTTTTATATCTAAAGGTTTGATTTCTTCTGGTTCATTAACGCCAAGTTTGATCGTCAATACACCATCTTCCATACTAGCATCATTAACAACTGCTTTATCGTGTAATGCAAATTGTTTAAAGAATTTTCTAGCTGCTAAACCTTTTTCAATGTAGTCTTTTTCTTTGTCTT